AGCATTCCATACCCCGTCAACCAATTCTCTAACTGTCGCCTGAGATTGATTAACATAAATATCAGCACTCATTGATAGCGTTCCCCTTAATCCTGCCGTTACATCGCTTGTTCCCGCAAGAACGCTATTCATAAAGGCAATTAAGCCTAATCCACCGCTTAAACTTCCTGTTCCTGTCAAAGACGCTTGAAGGGCAACTACACCAACTAAATTGGCGGTTGTTATCGTTCCGCTTCCAGACAACCCAGCGGCCAACTGCACAATTAAAGATAACTGAGCATCAGTGATAGTTCCGCTACCATCTAAGTCGGCTAAAATGTTTATTCCACTTGATACATTTCCTGAAACAGACCCGTCCCCATCAATAGTGGTTGTAGAACTCAATAAAGCGCCCTTATCGCCCATTATAATTGAATAAGGGATATTTGTACCTGTGGGGAAACCATCTCTCTTTATTTGCTCTTGTATTGACTCGTATTGAGCCTTACCGTAATACCCACGCATTGTATGTGGACTAATCCATTGAACTGGATTAGTTGTCCCGCTATGAACGTGACCACAAATTTGATTAACGTATGAGTAATTACATATTAGCATATCACGACCATATAAAATTCAACTGCCCCGACACAGCACTTGAAACAGGAGTGGCTACACCACTACCCCATCCAAAATAAATAGCGGCACCGTCATAAATTCTTGGCATACTCGGATACTCAAATAAGAAGTTTCTCTCTGAGGCCAATCCTAATGTACTAATCGGGAACCTCGCTAATTCCTTAACCAAAGCTACCGTGTAAGAACCCGAAACATAAGAGGTGGAGTTTTGAATTGTGTTAATCTCAGCAATACCAGCATCGCCCGCCTGTAAAGGCATCATGTAATTGTATTTACCTGTACCTGTTGCTCCTGTATAAACTATTTGGGAGTTTGGACAAGCTGTTTTACCAATAGGCAGAACGGTTGGTGTAGCCCTACTTGTTGTTTGAGCCGAATTGGTATAACCTATGCTCATGTTTGGAGTTGCAGCGCCTAATGGGGTGGCCGATGGGTTAAAAATAATAGCCTGAACGCCCGCTCCGTTTGTGTAACGTGGCAATAGCCAGTTAAGCGTATGTGTACCCGTACCTGTTGTGGTAATGTCTATTTGAGTCCCCGCAATGGCGTTAGCGTAAGTGGTGGCTAATTTAAACGTTCCGTTGTCAACCCTGATTAAATAATAATCAGTGGCGGTTGCTAAAGGAGCAGGTAAAGTAGTAGTGGTAGTACACCTAACCCTTGTCCCCGTAAGTAGGTTACTTGGAATAGAGGCGGTAGATGTATAAGTCATTATATCTGTTCCTGTATCGGCAGTAAATGTAGCTGTACGAGTTGATATAGTGTTAGTGGTAGCCTGAGCGGTGGTGGTGGTTACAGTTGTTACACGGTAGTATCCTATAATATCCCATATAGCCAATGTTCCGGGGGCCATCGTCGCAGCCGCCGTTACAGCATGACCGCTAAGTAAATACTTATTATACCCGCTTAATTGAACGTCACCGCCGTGTTGAAGTGTTCCTGCACTCGCCGTATTGTCTGAAACAGGGATAAACGTTAAGTTGGCCCCTGTATCAAATAAAGCGTCGGCGGGAGGGTTACCTGCCCCCCTTGCCAAAGAGTGCCATTCGTTTGCCACACAAACGGTGGTTGGTTGCATATTCTTTCCAAAAGGAGCGTTCCATGCCTGTCCGTTGCTTAGTGCTTGTATAATTTGGTCGTTTGAGCTAAATCCAGCCATTGTATTTTGTTTTTAAGTTGTTAATTATGTCCATATCACCTTTAGGTCTCCACGAAGCACTGTTGTCGCCAAAGATGCCTGTGGTAAAACCACAAAGTTTAAATAAGCGTCATCGTATATTCTTATTATATCAGTAGTGGGAACTAAAAAGTCCTTCTCATAAGGTGTTGCAATAGTTCCCGCAGTTGATATTCCGCCTTCTCTAAAACAGGTTTGAGCCAACGGCTTCACTAAAATAATAGTAAATAACCCTACATCTGTTCCGCTTATCATTGTTACACTCTCAACCGCCCGAACACCGCTGTCACCTGCCGCTAATGGAATCATCCAATTAGCGCTGTTTTGAATAGCCCTATCGCTATTTGTTATAGAACCAATAAAAGCAGCCGCATTTTGAGTGCAAATACCACTTAATTGCCCCGTAACACCATCTTGATTGGTGTACTTAACCTGAAATGTTTTCCCCCCAGTTCTAACACCAGTTGTTATAGCCATCATTTGAACACCCTTGCCGTCAGTATATCTTGGTAAAGTAACTGTATTGTCCATTACCTGCTCATCTAAAGTACCATCGTCTATTGATGGATAGTAAAGCAAATAATCTAACAGAATAGCGTTCATTGGTGTGGCCTGAGTGGTGCTTGTTGCTTGTGCCTGAGTGGTTATGCTTCTTAAAAATTTCTCGCTTGGAGATACATTTGGCCCATGATAAAAACCACCGTCAGAACTTTGATAAATTCCCTTGGCAATCAACGGGGCGGCATCAAACCAATACTTAGGTGTTGGCATCCCCGGACTCATGGACAAGTCAAACCATATCCCAATAGTTGTTGTTTGCGAAGGAGTTTTACGCCAAATGTAATTTCTTACCTTGCCGCTCATCTCAGCATCCACTACCTCTCCTATGGTTCTTAATCCTGCCATTAACTTTTAAATTGACTTCTTCCGTATGCTGTTCCCTCCATATCACAAATGATTGGAGCTAACTTCTCCTTAACCTCTCCGCTCGGTAATTCAATAGTTACCTTACACTCACAAATCCTAACAGGCTCTTGGTTTTCTATAACCAAAACACCCTTTCCGCATTTACTACATTTATACATAATTACGACTCAGTTACGGTTAATAAAATTTTATTCAACTCATTTAAATATGCCTCTTTAGCAAGTTCTTGATTTGGATAGTATCCTATAATTTTCCTATGACCTTTTCTTATTGAAATTCTGGCCCCCCAAGGATTATTAGGGCATCTTTTGTCATAAAAACACCCAATAGCATTTTCTCTTAATGCTCTTTTATAGGCCGACACCGATTGACCTTTTTTAGTATCAACAGAATGAACGTGTCCAGATATTCCATCCCCTCCATTTGTCATATTTTTCAATTTACAAAAAGAACGGTAATGAGCTATCATTTCTATTTCTGAAACAATAGCCTGTTCATCAGATAAATTACGGATTAAAATATTAACAATTGGCTCTACCCCCATTTTTTTAAGACTTTCTATCCAATTTTTATGCAAGCCAAACCTGCCAGAGTTAAGCCTATAAGCCCTTCCCTTTTTACCTTTACCAATGTATTTAACACTCATGGTAAAAGGACAAGAGTGAGAATATATATAATAGCTTTTGTCCACTAATCTTCTGTAACTGTAAGGCTTGTAGATGAAAATTGCGGTTGGATACCCGTAGATACTGAGCGAGAGGCCGTTAATGCTCCGCTATATAGTATCACTCCCGCCGTTGGGTAAGCCGACGTTCCAATGCTCACATAGGTGATTGTTTCTGACCCTGAAGTGCACTCAGGGAACTGAGCCAAAGCCGTATTTACAGCAGTGTTACTTGATACAGTCCATCCGCCAACTGTTCTTGCTACGGCCACTCTATCATAAGAGCCATAAGCACACTCGTTTGTTGTTTGGTTTCCTGCCTCTCCGGGGTCTGCTGTATGCAGAGCTAAGTATAATGAACCTGCTGCTGCTGAGTTTTGAATCCCTCCTGCATCACCAATATTAGCGATATCCACATTATTAAACAATAATTGGAGTAAGCTATTTTCAAATGAATTACTTTTTGACATATAATGATTTTTAAGTTTTACAAATATACTAAAGTTGTTCTATCATCCCAAATGTTATCATAAGCATCGTTACCATCAGCCCATGTAGTATCAGCTCCTGTAGTGGTATCGATTTTCTTAATCTTCCAAACAGCAGCAGAATCTAATGAGCCAAGTTCGGCATATCCGATATACACAGTATTAGCTGTGGTTGTATCATCAACACGTTGAGCTTGGTCAGTTATTATTTGAGATGAACTTTGTCCCATAATTATGTTATTTCTGCACCAAAAATATTTATTGACAACCCGGTGTTATTACCATAAATACGAATAACATCAGTTGTAGCTATCGTTATTCCAAGAGTAGCCGCAAATGTTGTATTACTTGCTACGTTCTGGTCATAATATAAATATTGTTTTACACTATCAGCAGCTCCACCAACAGCAATACTTAACCTAAACCTACGTGTGGCTGCATTTCTATTGGTAACGGTAAACGAACTTATGACCGTACTTGTTGCGGCAGGTACAGTATAGGTATCTGTAAGCGATGCAGCAGGCACTTCAAGTTGAGCTAATACTTTATAAACTTCTGCCATTTTAACTTCCCATTAATAAAAACAATTTTCTAAATCCATCATCCGTATTTATTGGAGTAGCAACTAAAGGACTTGTTGGTGTTCCATCGCCACTTATGGTTACACCGTCAACGTTTACACCATTAAAGTTAATTATAGGGTTTTGTGGATCGGTATTATCCACAGAAACAACCCCATTACCATCGTCTGTAACAGAATCTACAAGCCCAGAAATAATAGCCATCAATGGGCTTCCCGGAGTACCATCCCCGGTTATAGTAACACCATCAACGGAAATCTGTACAACAGGATTTAAAGGATCTGTATTATCGGTATTTAATCCGGTAACACTTTCAACTTTGGTGCCGAGCAGACTCATTAAATCAACCTGATCTGCTATATCCCCTGTAATATTCCCCCATACAGCAGTAGAAGAAGAATAGGATTTTAATTTACGATAATCTGTACCTATGTAAATATTACCCCAAGTATCAATGTAGTGATGTCCCGCTATTGCGGTTCTTCCATCATTGATCCTTTTAAGTTCTTCAAATGTGTATATTTTGGTGAACATTAAAGCGAATAATAGGTAATTATTCCTGATTCAATTGTTGCGGAATTTGATGTTTGGTCTGATTGGAAAATAATCAATTCCTGTACTGATCCTTCCATTGAGTTACCCACATTAAAATAAAGACCTAACGCGTATTTTCCGTTAAAGTTTAGTGCCGGCATCGCAGAAGCATCTGTTAAACTAATGGAAATACCATTTTTCCTAACATCTATTAATGTTGAGTTACCCAGAAATGTTGTTAACGTAGCAGAGCCACTATTCCACATTTGGTAGGCAGCACCCGCATTATCATTCCTTAAAGTGCCATTAATCCGTAAATAGGTTGGCCTTGATACTGAATTAACCGATAGCATTTCTATTCCCTGTGAATTAACCGTTGAAGGACCAAAAACACCCTCATTATTAGATGTTGTAATGTCCCATACTCCAAAAAGAGATAATTCTGTAATACCATTTAAAAAACCAATTGGTGTTTCTAAATTCATGCCATTCCCCGCAGGGCCAAAATCAACCGTATGTAACCCATTATCCCCAAGTATCATTGCTCCCCCGTTAACTATTTTGGGCTGGTATATAGCAGCAGATTGATTTAGATGATTTCCAAATCCGGATTGATCGTACCAACACTCAATAAATCCATCCCCTGCCCCAACAAAATTTAAAAGGGTTGTTTCGTTAATAATTCCCGAACTAAAATAAATATTAGATGTCGCATTATCAGAATCACGCCTAACTTTTACACATGGGCCACCATACCCTGAATATTGACGAAGGGAGTATAATGAAAAAGGGGTTGAAGGGAGGGTGAAACTTGTGTTGTTATTCCCTCCCGAACCGTAAATCCTTCTGTTTATAACCGTATTAGGCATAGATTAATCTTGAAGTATTCCAAGCATTAATGTTAAGTCCAAAGAAGTAAAAGCAGGTGTAACTCCGCGAGATACTAAAGCATAATAAAGCGATGTACCCGCAGATAAATCAAATGGAATAGATAGTGAATAATCATGATACACCTGATTATTGGATGATGCGCTCCACCCGGCGGGGGATATAGGAACAATTCCTACCACGTCCAACATTTCAGTATCAGAAATAGCCCATGCCGCATTATCAGTAGGAGCCGTAAATGTCGCTCTGAACAACCATAACTCCATATCAACATTAGCAGTAACTATCTTATCCGAAATAGTTAAACTCTTAATAATACCACTTCCACCGGATGTTCTTGCAGCCCCCGAAAATGATTGGGGGGTAGTTGATGTCCCCATGTAGTCACCAGTAGCATAAGCACCAGCCGCACTCATAACAATATTACTTGACGTGGTAGCGGTAAAACCACCTACATTACCAGTGATACTTGTTGTTGAAGTAGATGGCTCACCTATCCATTCTGTAATATCAGACACGGCCTGTTGAAGAGCAGCAGGTGTTAATCCATTCCATCCTGGCTGATTAAATACATCATTACACTCAAAGTCTATGGTTTTATATCCCGTAAAATCACGCAAATAAATACGTGTTTGAACAGGAGCGCCTGAATTACCTAAAACCCCCGCAGGATTAGTAGTATTAGACCCCTTTAAAACAGGATGAACAGATAAAGTAGATTTACTTATCGTTTCCCAATTAACTCCATCCGGTGATACGGCTATACAGCCGTACCATAGGGGGTTAATATTTATTCCGTTATCAACGTATATTCTTGCCATAATTATTTTTTATTAAGCGAGTAATCCTTGAGCTTTTAAAGCAGCCACTACCTTACCTAAAGTGTATCCGCCAAATGTAGAAGCATCATTAACAGCTGTTCCTGCGCCAACAACAAAAGCTGCGGCTACAATTGCAGTGGTTTCAGAGTATAATTTAATGATATTACCCGCCTCAGTTTTAAAGTGGGGAGCAGCATTTCCAGCAACGATATCGGCTGAATACATGTTAAAGCTATTTGCAGCAACAGTTCCTGTAGGAGTTCCCGATAAAACAGATATTTCATCAGCTTCCATAATAATAGAAGAGGCAGCAGCAAGTTTTAACTCATCAACACCAGCCAGTTTTTGACCAGCAGATATTAAAATATCAAAGGTTCCGGTTGAATTACCGTTGGCTAATATTTCGTTTAAGGCATTATTATCTCCAATAGCCGCATCTAAGTCAGCTTGGGTAACAAATGGATTGTCATTATTTGCGAAAGTTGGTGCGCTATACATCGCATCAAAAAGTCTTTTGGGAACCATCCCATACATACTTGGATTTCTTTGTCCGTCAGCCATAATTTTTATTTTTTAATTGTTGTTATTTAATTTATTTTAAGGTTTTCTGTGTACAACTCTACTTCCTGTTATATGATATAGAGCGCCTGATTTTAGATTAGTATCTGCATCAGCAGCGATATCATTAGCGTAAGAGCCAAGTGAGGTAATAGCTATATTGTATGTTGATCCATCAACACCAGGAGTTAATCTTAATTCTTCTGCAGTGTTAGTTCCAATTGTTATTAATGTAGGCAAAATAGAAAGATATGTATCTACGCCTATATTAAACTCATAACTATTGGTTTGCATAGATAACCACGCACCAGCATGAGTGCTTCCGTCTATTGAGAGTTCAATCGCTGCATTCATAAGCAGTCTTGCAGATCCTCCTCCCACAATAGATATATCATTAGAAGCTATTACGTTTAAATCAGTAACATTTAGATTTACAGTAGCGTCAGCTTTAACTTGTATTATTTCATCTACAGAAGTTCCATCAAGTCTAAAAATATCCCCCGCTATTGACTTAACATGAAGTTGTGCGGAAGCCGTAGTAGCGAGATCTCCTATGTATAAGTCGTCATTAATATTTGTTTGTGTTTGACCAAATCTAACTCGATTAATATCTCCTACACGAACATTTACAGCTTGATTAGAAGCATCTATTGAACCAACTGTTATGTCGTCTCCAATATTATTACCCCCCTGCAATAAAGCAATTCCTCCATCATTGATTAAATTTAGGACATCAATAAGCAGTTCTTGTCTTGGATGGTTAATATCCTTAACCATTACAAACTGATTACTTCCTAAACTTTCTAAATAAATCGTCATAATTTTTATTTTTATACCGAAGTTATAGTTTGCCATCCAGCGCCAGAATAAACACAAGCCTTGGCCAATGTAGTATCAAACACTAATAATCCTGCAGTAGGAGTTCCTATTGCGTTTTTTTGAACAGTCGTCATGTTTGGTAATCTAAACCCTTGAGTTGTAGAAATAATTTCAAGAATAGCGGAATCATCTGTACTTGCAGCAGCTCCAATTAAACATTTTCCATTTTCAACGACAATACCATAAGCTCTTCCAGCCCCTGAATTAACATCGCCAATATAAACACCGAACGTATCAGCTGTAGCTAAAGCATCAGTATCTACGGCAAAAAATCCGCCAAAGGCTTCTCTGGCAACTTCAGTATATCCTGTTCCAACAACGCCAGCAATACCAGTAGCTTTTGGGAAAGTAATAGCTGCGCCTGCAATACCAAGAGCGCCTATATCAATATTTGTTGCGTTTATAGATATACCTGTAACCCCCACGTTTGAAGAGTTCGCTCCAGATATAACAAAAACACCCGAATTAGTAACACCTACGGCAGTAGCGCTAACAGATAATTGTCTTGTAGCATTTATAGCAGTATTAAAAGCAGCAACAGTTCCGTTATCTCTTAGTGTTGAATCAGCAACCGTATTAGCATCCGTAAAATAAGGAACACGTCCTGCGGTACCAGATCCATCAATAAAATTGTTCACCCAGTTTACCCAAGCTGCACCATTATACCTTAAAAGATCACCAGAGGCAACCCCAGCAATCGTATAATTAGCAGAAGCAGCAGTAACCCGCCCCTTAGTATCATAGGTTAAAGAGAATAAATCTGCATCACCTACCGTAGCTCCAGCTCCTAATGTTTCCATTTTAGCTCCAGTAACGGCAAGATTTAAAATATTTCGAGTTTCGATAACGTTATCCCCAAGTAATACGTTATCATTTATAGGGTAAACATTTCGTAGGTCAACTGTAACAGTAACATTCAACCCGTTTGTGGTGAACATATATAACCTCATGCTATTTGTAGCAACAGGAGGGGCAGGAGCGCCAATACCAACAGGAGTAACAGTATATGCGCCAGCTTCAGTAACATCAACGTAGTTATCTGATAAAGCAGTAAGAGCTACAACTGTAGATGGAATCCTTACAATATATCCATTAATACCATAAACAGAATCAGACCCACCATTATCAATAGTTACGTTTAATCCGACAGGAGTATTATCTCCGCCATCATAAACGAAGTCAGAGTCTCTAAAATATACAGCGACAGTATCAGCTATTTCATCTATAGTTGCGGCATTAGCAATGTTTGTAACCATTGTGCCCATCTCGGCCATGATGTCATTAAAGAGTCCTAAAATAGGATCAGTAGTAAGCCCTGGAGTAACACCTCCGTCATAAACAACACCAGCTCCTCTGGCTAAATCTC